AGAAGATATTAAATATATTATACATAAAAATATTAATAAGTCAATAAAATTATTTAATTATTCATTTTTTGAATTATTTGATGATTTTGTTATTGATAAAAATAATACATATATTTTAAAACAAATAATTGAATCAAAAAATAATATAAATTATAGGAAATTAAAAGAATCCTGTGAAAAGCTTCAGTTAAAGTGTTTATCACAAAAAATAGAAGATAATACACAAATAAAAATTTTATTGCATAAATAATTTTGTGAAATTTAAAGAATTATTATCGAAATCATTTTATCTTTTGGAGCAAGATGCTGGAGTTCCGCAAGAAGGAGCAGCACAAGCAGCCTGATGTTAGCAAAATGCCTGTGGCTGGAGATGATGATGCAAAGCAAACACAAGAACAAATTCAAAAGTCACAAGAAAGAGTATTGGATCTTATAAAAAAGATGGTTTCGTATATAAAAGAAGCGGCTACCGATACAGAGAATACAAAATTATCTCAAGAATTAGAAAAGTTTCTCAATGATGTGGACGAAGCTTCTTTAAAAGGCGCTGATGCAACAGCTTGTTTAAGTGAAATCGAAAAAGTTATTATGTCTGATGAAGGCAAAGAATACTACGAGCCTAAAATAGCTGGAGAAAGCTTCTATCAAACATGGAAATCAACTAAATAATCGTATGCCACTCAAAAAAGGAAAATCCAAGAAAACCATTTCTAAAAACATCGCAAAAGAAATCAAAGCAGGTAAGCCTAAAAAACAAGCAGTAGCTATTGCTTACAGTGCTGCTGGCTTGAGCAAAAAGAAAAAGAAAGCAAAGAAATCAGTAACCAAAGAATCATTTGATACCCTTATCAATAAATTTCTCAGTCATTATATTTTCAGCGAAGATGCCATGGGAAATGAACAAATGACTCCTGACGAAAAAAAAGCGGCAACAGATAAAGTAAAAATCGAACAAGACAAAGTCAATAAATTAAAACAAGCTTCACTTAAAAAGACGCCAGATTTAGCTGCTGGTATTGAAATTGGCGAAAGACTAGCCAGCAAAAAGCCAAATCAGATTGGAATGTAATGAAATACCAAGAACTGCTTGATAGACTTGTTGAAAAATCAAACACAGCTAGATTTAAAAAAATTGATATTAAAACTATCAAGAAACCAGTTCTAAAAAAAGCGGTGATTGTCACTGATAAACACCGCAAAACTAGCGAAGAATAAACCATGAAGTCATTCCGCACATTTTTTTACGAAAACAAAGAAGAATTTTCACAAAAAGAAAATGTAGAAATTGTTGACGTAGGTACATATAAAGCTAAAGTAGACAGCGGAAATGACGGATACTGTGTATTACACGGCGAAGATATACAGTATAAAGACGGTTCGGTATCGTTCAAAACTGATGATGGGAAAGTAATAACAAAACCAATCATAGACAAAATAAGTGTAAACGTGGGGGCAGGTACTTCGGAAGATCGTCCATTAGTAGAATTCGATATCATAGTAAACGGTGAAACTTACGAAAATGTTAAATTTTCTATTGGTGATAGAAAAGAAAACGACGAAAAGGTTTTGTTGGGTTTACGATTTCTTAAGCCATTAAAAGCAGTGATTGAAATTAAATAATACCATGAGTAATTTTTCCAAACTTATGGATAATAAAGCGAATCTACTTCAAGTTAGATTGAAAGTAGATCCTGCTGCATGTAAGAACGGAGAAATCACACAATTCAAAGAATACGTTGGGGTGATGTTAGCAGAAAAAAGATTCGACAAATCATGTGAAGAGATATTAAAGAAGTATGGCGTATACCAAGAAGGAATTTTTGATACGATTGGTGCCAATATTAAACGTGCAGGACAGGCTGTGGCAGCAAAATTAAAGGATGACGTAATAAGTCCATTCAAAGACCCGAAATTTAATCCATTTGTTGGACAAGTAAAAGCAGTAGATACTTCAGAATCTGGTGAAATTATAACAATGCTAGAAGCGGAATGGCTTGATGTAAATAAAAAAATAAATTTTTTGGATGAAAATAATAAACCGATAGGATCATTTTCATTCAATGAGCTACAACAAAAAGATAAAAGTTTGGATTCTTATTTTAAAACACTGATGGCTAAACAAAATAAAACCAAAGCAACTAACCAAGCGTCATCTAATGTAGCGCCTGTTACATCTACACCACCTGTTGCAACTACGAAACCTTAATAAAAACATGAATTCCGATTTTTTAAATTTTTTAAATAAACATCAATTGAACGAAAATAATGGAAACGTAACAAATTCTGTAATTTCTCGCGAAAGACTGGGTTTGACGGATTTAAATAAACAAATATCTATTGATAATAAAAAAAATGAATTCATTAAAAAGATTCAAGACAAGATAAACGAAACAAACAAAAAAAACCAAGAAATGAAAAAACCTGCTTTGGAAACAAAAGCAGAAGACGTTTGGACTGTATTGTCACAGAAAATACAAAATGATTTCAAACCAACTAAAGCATCGGCAACTGATGAAAAAATATTATGGATGTATATATTATCACAGCCGAATCAAAATATAAAGCTTGCTTCTAATCCAGCACAACAACCAGCGGCACCTAGTGGAACCTAATTTAGAAAATATATACTCTCGTCAAGTACAACCTCGTGGAGCAGTTCGTTCTGGTGGTATGGGCGGCTCATCTTTTGGTCCTGTGTATGAGCGTGATCCTGCTCTGAGAAATCTAGAAAATTCAGTATTTTTACAGATAAACGAATTAACAAAAGAATTTAACGAAAAAGCTCCCACATCTATTAAACAAAATGATGTGAGAGCTGTTTCAGTTGAAGATGCAATTAAAGAATTGCTTGAATTGGAGAAAGTTGTAACATAGTTTTTTGAATTAATTGTCGAAAATTCTAAAAAATATGATAATTATGAAGATTTTAAAAATGATAAAATATTATATAATAAATGTGTTAATTTTAAAATAATAAAAAAAATTGTAAATACATTTCCTAAAAAAAATATTAATGATATAATTTTAATAGAATCTAAAAAATATAAAAATTTTAAAGAATTTACCAATACGATTTGGTATAAAAAAACAAAAACTATAAAGGGATTGATTCAAAAAATTAAAAAAGAAAATAATTGGTCATTTTTTTTCTAATAAAGAACCTTTAACTTATATTGAAAAATTCCCAAAAATAGTTGAGATGATAAATCTAGGAATAAAAACAAAAGAAATTGTACAAATATTAAAAATAGACAAAAATATAATTAATAAAACAAAACGACAAATGTATGATAATAAAATATTAATAGTTGGTTTTAATTCGAGAAAAGACTAAATAATTAATGATGAGCAATAAAAAAAGCTCCCCTCGAAAGAGCGGAACAGAACACGTTTCTCAAGAAATTGGGGAAGTAACTGAACGTAAAAAAGACACAAGTCCTTATGTTTATCAGAAGGAAAAAATAAATTTTTCTTTAGATATAAGAGAAATTCCTTGGACTATAAAACAAAAAGAAATAATAGATACGGTCATCGAGAAAAAAGCTAATATGGCATTAATTGACGGAATTTGGGGAAGTGGCAAGACACTCGTGGCGGTTTATACATGTTTAAAACTATTAAATATGAAAAAAATTTCTAATATTCTTTATATTAGAAATGTTGTCCAAAGCGGGACAGGGACACTGGGCTGGTTAGGAGGAAATTTAGACGAGAAGCTCGGCCCTTATTTAGTTCCGCTTATGCAGAAGCTGGAACACTTACTTCCTTCTAATCAAGTCAAGAAGTTAATGCAAGAACAAATTGTAGAAGCTCAACCAGTTGCTTTACTTCGTGGAACCTCATATGATGCATATGGTATTATTATTGATGAAATGGGATGTATGTCTAAAGAAGATATCATGTTGACGTTATCAAGAGTTGGAAAGTTTAGTTATGTTTTTGGTATTGGTGATTCTTGGCAAGTTGATATCAAAAATTCTGGATTTAGAAATATATTCGATGTTTTTAATGACGAAGAATCAAAAGAGAATAAAATATATACTTTTGAACTTCAAGATGAAATGGATGTAATGCGAAGTGATTTCTTGAAGTATGTGATGAAAAAAGTCAGAGCATTAAAGTAAATCAGATAAAATAGAAAATTCTCAGAACAATTGTCATTGATTTGTTTTTGTGATTTGGTATAATCCGAAAATGGACGACGATGATACAAATAAAATTTCTAAAATGATGATCATCAGCAGGGGTAAAGTGCTTTTACTGATGTCTAGTCATTTGCATAAATTTACTCTAGCTGGTGGTCATATAAAGAAGAATGAAACCTTTACACAAGGTTTGATAAGAGAAGTAAAAGAAGAAACTGGTTTGAATGTATCTTGGTGTAGGATAGTTTACAGCAAGCCTAACTTTTGCTTATACAAAGGAGGGGTGTATGCCGGATCGGTTAAACTTAGTCATGAACACGATGGTTATATTTGGGCAAAAATCGAAGATGCTCACAAATATCCTCTGTGTAATTTCACAAAACGCGACATTGCCGGATTGCAAAAGAATTGGGAAAAGATCAAAGCAAGAAAAAAATCACTTGAAATCCCAGAGGAAATCGAGTAACATAAGGTATATATGAGAATATCAATATCGGGCACAATCTCACAAGGTAAAACAACATTGGTAAATGACTTTATTCGAGCATGGCCCAATTACAAAACGCCCGATTCTTCTTATCGTGATGTTCTGAAGGAAAAGAATTACCCCCATAGCAAGAATTGTAATAAAGAAGGTCAATGGGCTATTTTAAATAGCATGATTGATGAAATGCAGAAGTACTCAAAGGATGACAATATTATTTTTGATCGTAATCCTTTGGATTGTTTGGTATTTTCTCTCTGGGCAGCAGAAATGGGAACTTCCGATATCGATAAAGAATTTATTGATAAGATTATTCCTATCGTGCGTGAAGCCATGAAGAACGTTGATCTAATTTTCTTCATTCCTATGACTGGGGTTTCACCAGTAGCTATCGAAGATAATGGAAAGCGTGAAACCGATCCTCAATATATCGGTGAAATCGATCATATCTTCAAGGCATTATTTCACGAATATCAACATTCGTTGGGAAAGACTCCATTCTTTTCTGCGGATGATTGCCCAGCAATGATCGAAATCTTCGGAAAACAAGAAGAAAGAATTCTATTAATTCGTCAATATCTTGACGAGAATGGAAAGGTTTACGGAGAAGAAGAAGATACAATCCTAAATCCAGAAAACATCGAAGATCTTGAAATGTTGATCAATCAGCAACGACAAGAAGATGTAAAAGAAAAGAATCTTAAACACCATCAAGACATGGTCAAGGATTTTATTGCCAAAACTAAAAATATCTAATAGCCATTATATTATAACTACCGCTTTCGGTTGAGGCTGAAAGCGATCCAGATCTAATAGTAATATTTGCCTCGTCTATGTTTGATACGTAGACGGGGTATTTTGTTGCATAAGCATTGGCAGGTGTGATGATTATATCACTGGAAGTTAATGTAAATTCTGGAACGGGACTAATAGTAGCTATAGTTTGTGTATTGCTCGTAGCTAATGTGGCTATTGCTTTTCCTATATAAATATAATTAGTTATTTTAGCAGATAATGTTTCATTAATAGCTGATATAGTATTAATAGCTGCTGTATTGTTTAATATAGCCGTGGTATTTTGATCTACTGTGGTAGATAATGTTTCATTAATAGCTGATATAGTATTAATTGCTGCTGTATTGTTTAATATAGCTGTGGTATTTTGATCTACTGTGGTAGTGATTACAGTATTAGTTGTAGGAATTACCAAATTAGCAAAATCAAGCAAGTGTGTTCCCGTAGAAGTCTCAATAATAATATAGTCGCCATTATTTGGTTGAGTTATCTCTGGTAGATCTTTAATATTAATAAAAACTTCAGTTGCCATTTGAAGTATTTAGTCTGTTGATTTTAAATTAATGTATGATAAAATATAAATATCATGTTGGATGAAAAAAGATTAAATATATTAATTGGTTGCCTTCTTTTCAGAGATTTCACTGGATCTGAAATGTATGTTTTTGAATTAGCCAAAAAACTTTTAGATTTAAACTGTGAGGTTACTGTGATTTCACCACATATTGGAGGAAAATTAACTGATCTAGCTATGGGTTTTGGAATAAAAGTAAAAGACTTTTCCAATGTTGATAGATCAATTAGTTATGATGTAATTCACTGCCAACACAAACCCGTAGTTGAAGAACTTATAAAGATATACCCAAACACGAAAAAAATATGTACAATCCATTCTGAAGTCATAAGTCTGGAAAATCCTGTTTTAGATCCATCAATTAAAAAATATATTGCAATCAGACCAGAAATAAAAGCTCATTTGATTTCTGTATTTAATATACCAGAATCTTTAATAGAAGTAATATACAATCCAATTGACGAAGACAAGTTTAAAAAAATAGAGACAAAAGAGCATAATGCTGTTTTGTTTGTTGGTACTATAGATTATTTAAGAAAAAATACAATTTTTGATTTAGTTGAATATACAAAACAAAACAATAAAGATCTTTGGTTGGTTGGAAACAATTCTGATAATTATTTGAATGAATTACTAAAGAATACACACGTTAAGTATTCACAAGCGGTGTCTGATGTTGAAAAGTATGTGCAAAGATGTAGCGAAACTGCTGGAATTCTTTTGGGTAGAACTACTATAGAGGGATGGTTATGTGATAAATCTGGTTGGATCTATGATGTAGATTCGACTGGAAAGATACTGAGTAAAACATTACATAACCCACCAAGCGATTTAGAAAAATTTTATGCTTCGAATGTAGCAAAAAAAATTAAAGAATTATATTAATATGATATCAATTGTAATGCCGGTATATAATACCCATCCTGATTGGGTTGAGCAATCAATAGATTCTTGTTTGAATCAAACATTTAAAGATTTCGAATTAATTATTGTGGACAACGAGTCTACAAATGATTTAACTTTAAAAAAACTAGAAAAATACGAGAAAAATGAAAAAGTTAAATTATTAAAATGTCCCAAACAAGTAGGCAAAAGAGGAGTTTCATTAGCAATTAATATGGGAATAGATAATTCTAGCTATGATTTGATTGCTAGAATGGATTCTGATGATTGGATGCATCCAACTAGACTAGAGAAACAATATGAATATTTATCGAACAATCCAGACATCTCTATTTTAGGTACACAAATAAAAATAATTCAAACAAAGCAAATCACAAACCATCCAGAAATAATTGATATTAATTATATTAAAAACACTAGATCAAGTTGGTTTATAAATCACCCAACTGTTATGTTAAGAAAAAGTATTTTTGATGTTGTAGATAAATATTCTGAATCTCCAGAAATATTTCCAGAAGATTTAGAACTATGGACTAGATGCTTATTGAATGGTATTAAAATAAGAAATTTAAAAGATTGTCTTTTAAATTATAATTTTCACGGTAAAAATACTTCCATAGTGGATGCCGCTCAAAAGGAATGGACCGAAAATTTAAATTCTTATATTGGACGCATAATATGATATATTGTAATTTAAAAGGTGGTTTAGGAAACATGATGTTTCAAATTGCGGCGACATTATCATTAGCTAAAGATAATTATACTGATGCTGTTTTTCCTAATTTAATTACACATTTAAATTATTTGAATGTAGAAAACAAATATAATCCACAATTAAATTATACTGATGAATACAAACAATTAAATATATTTAAAAACTTAAAATACGAAAATTCGTTATCTTCTTTAAGAACTTATAATTTTCCATTTCATTATGAAAACATAAAAATAGAAGATACGAATTGTGAGATTAATGGGTTTTTTCAATCAGAAAAATATTTTATTAATAATAAAGATTATATTAAAGAATCATTTTATATTAATGAGTTTGTTTTAAATAAAATACAAAATACATATAAAGATGTATTAGACCGTAATACTACTTCTATTCATATCAGAAGAGGAGATTATTTAAAATTAAAAAATCATCATCCTTCACAAAATATGGATTATTTTAAAAATGCTGTAGAATTAACCAAACAAAATACCGAAAAATATGTTGTATTTAGTGATGACATAGAATGGTGTAAATCAAAATTCCAAGGAAATCGATTCGTTTTTATAGAGAACGAAAGAGATTATGTTGAATTGTATCTAATGTCATTATGTAAAAATAATATAATATCAAATTCTAGTTTCTCTTGGTGGGGAGCATGGCTTAATTCAAACGAAAACAAAGTAATCATCAGCCCTAAAAAATGGTTTGGAGAATCCATCAAAGAAAGTTATTCTGATATTATACCCGAAAATTGGAAACAAATATAAATTATGGAAAAAATATACTCAAAAGTAAATCCCGATAAATTGTTGCATATTATTAATAGATTAGACGATATATCAAAACGAACCGATGTGGTGCCCGATACTGAATTTATTCAATGTGCTACTCTTAAAATGTCTAATGGGACTACATTTAAACCACATAAGCATATAGAAAAAGAACGTCATTATACCAATAAGATCGCACAAGAAAGTTGGGTGATAATCAAAGGTCGAGTAAAATGTAAGTTTTATGATACCGACGATACTTTAATTGCCGAACCCATACTAGAAGCTGGTGATGCTAGTTTTACTTTATATGGTGGTCATACATATGAAATTTTAGAAGATGATACTGTTGTTTATGAGTATAAAACAGGACCATATGAAGGACAACATTTAGATAAAGTTTTTATATGATAATTGGTGATGATGTGGTAATAGATTCTGATGTAATATTTAAAAGAAAAGACTCCATTAAAATAGGAAATCATGTAGCAATAGATAAGGGGTTTTATTGTACAACAAAATTAGAAATAGGTAATTATGTACATATATCTCCTTATGTCACATGTATAGGAGGAAATGATGGATCTTTTACGGCTAAAGGATTTAATAATATAATGACTGGAGCCAGAATAATTTGTGGATCTGACAGGTTTGATGATAGTGGTTTGTTTGGAGCTATGATACCAAAACATTTAAAAGGAAGACAAATCATAGAACCAATAATAATGGAAGAATTTTCTAATATAGGAACAAATTCGATAGTAATGCCGGGATCATTTTTAAGAAAAGGAGTTTTATTATGTGCTGGAAGTTTATTAATCGGAGATACTGAAGAATGGGGAGTTTATAAAGGAAATCCAGCAGTTTTGGTTAAAAAAATAAACGGGGACAAAATTATACAAAATGCGAAACATTTAGGATACCATGAACAGAGTTACATTATTTGATAGTAATTTTTCTCATGCTTTTTCTAGAAACAACGGAGACTTAAACATTTTAAGTAAAAATGTAATATTTGATAGGAATCAAATTCATGATATTATATTTCATACTGATACATATATAAAAAATAACCATGTTATTAATTTTAAAGGAAAGAAAAACATAGCATGGATCTTAGAACCTAGATCAATTGATGATTCTACATACGAACAAGTAATAAAAAATTTATATCTATACGATTATGTTATATCTCATGATAAATTTTTTATTAGTCGTGTGAATTTATTAGATCCCAGAAAAGGTTTGTGGTGTGATGTTGGGGGGTGCTGGATCGAAGAAAATGACTGGAAGATATACGATAAAACTAAAAATATATCTATAATATCATCCAATAAACAAATCACTTATGGACATAAGTTAAGGCATCAAATAATTCAAAAATATGGATATGTATTCGATTCTGTATTAGGACGAGGATATAATCCTATAGATTATAAATTAGACGGGTTAAAGGATTATAGATTTTCTGTTATCATCGAAAACGAAACCGACACATTCACTGAAAAACTTATAGATTGTTTAATCACAGGAACAATACCAATATATTACGGATCATCCCATCTAGATAAAATTTTTAATATTGATGGATTTTTAATTATTAATAAAATAGAAGATTTTGAACACATTATAAAAAATATAAACAAAAGTTATTATGATTCTAAAATGAAAGAAGTAGAAGAAAATTTTAAATTATCATTAAAATATATTAATACAGAAGACTTGATTTATTATAGTTATCATGATATAATTTTTAAAAATGAAAATTAATCAAAATTTCAACGAATGGTTTTCATCTCATGGAGATGAAACTTTCATGTTGGAGCATATAATAAATAAAAAATCTCATGTTGTAGAAATAGGAGGATTTAAAGGAGTTTGGGTTTCTCAAATTGTCGAGAAATACGATCCATACGTATATATATTCGAACCAGTAGAAGAGTATTATTCTTTTTTATGTGAAAAATTTAAAGATAATCCGAAAATTAAAATATATAAATTAGGAGTATCTGATAAAAAAGATAAAGTAAAAATATCTATTATAGATGATGGTAGTAGTCTTGTATCTACTTCGAATAAATTTGAACTTATAGATCTAATACCTTTTGACGAAATGATTGACATCTTGAATTTAAAATCAATTGATTTGGTTCAGGTTAATATCGAGGGTGCCGAATATGATTTATTAGATTTTGCAATTACTAAAAATTGTTTAAAGAATATACAAAAAATTCTAATACAATTTCATACTAATATAGATAATTGCGAAATCAGAAGAAGTGAAATACAAAACAATTTAGAAAAACTTGGATTTTCTAAACTTTTCGATTATCCATTTATTTGGGAAGGATGGGTTAATAATTAATTATGAGCGATTCAAAATATAAATATAATAGCTGGCCTTTAGGTAAAGTTCCTAAAGAATTACAGAGGTCTGAATTAGAAACAATAAAACAAAACGGTTATGACTGGAAAGATGCTAGGGATGTTATAGACATCTTCGAACAAAAGGTTGCTAAATTTGCTGGAAGTAAATATGCTATAACTACAGATTGTTGTTCGCATGGAGTATTGTTGTGTTTAAAATATCTTCAAAGCATAAATGAAATTTCCGACAATTTGACTATTACAATTCCAAATAGAACATACGCATCAATACCGATGCAGATCAAAAGTTGTAATTTAAATGTAGAATTTGAGGATTTAGAATGGAGTGGAATGTATAATTTAAAAAATACAAGAGTCTGGGATGGAGCTGTTCGTTGGACAAAGGATATGTATATAGGAAATAATAATTTTCAAGTGGTATCATTTCAATTTAAAAAACGTATCCCAATAGGAAAAGGCGGTATAATTTTAACCGATGATGAGAATGCCGCCAAATGGCTTAAACTAGCTTCTTATGATGGAAGAGATTTGACACTCCCATACGATGATCCTAATCATATAAGCATGATGGGGTATCATATGTATATGACCCCAGAGGATGCTGCTAGAGGTATAATATTAATGGATGCTGTTAACAAAGAAACCGAAATTCATCCAGACAGTGGAACTTCGGATATGTATCCAGATTTATCAAAATTGGAAATTTTTAAAACACATAGATATGAAATATTTGATGCCATATCATATGGTCACATGGAACCCTTGCAGCCTTTCACATTAATACACAAATGCAATACAAAAGAAGAAATGGAAAATTATCTTTTAAAGAGCAACACGTCTTTTTTTGCATTTGACAAATTAACAAAACAAGTATATAATAATATATCAAAAATATACGAATCTCCTGATAACGGAAAAACTATATATGAGCGGATATTTAACGGGGAAATCAAAATAAAAAAATCATGAAGAAAAAAGCATTTATTACTGGCATAGCAGGACAAGATGGAAGTTATTTAGCAGAACATTTGTTGTCTCTGGATTATGATGTATATGGGATTATACGAAGAAATTCCACACCAGAAAATCAACACAACAGAACAGAACATCTTAACGATACAATTCAACTAGATTATGGTGATCTATCGGATCAAGGATGTCTGGAGAAACTTTTAAGTAAAATAAAGCCAGACGAAATTTATAACCTAGCTGCACAAAGTCATGTAAGGATTAGTTATGATATCCCACAATACACGGCCCAAACAAATGCGTTGGGTGTATTGAACATGCTAGAGGCATATAAAAATTCAAGTCCTCAGGCTAGATTTTATCAAGCTAGTTCATCGGAAATGTTTGGAAATTCTATCGATGCAGATGGGTTTCAACGAGAGACTACCCCAATGCAACCGGTAAGTCCTTATGGATGTTCTAAGTTGTTTGGATATTCTATTGTAAGAAATTATAGAAATGCTTTCAAATTACATGCTTCTAATGGTATTCTATTTAATCATGAATCACCTAGAAGAGGGTCTAACTTTGTTACAAACAAAGTCGTTAAAACTGCGGTTTTGATTAAATTGGGATTGGCATCAAAACTTGAGATGGGTAATATGGATTCTTCTAGAGATTGGGGACATTCGAAAGACTATGTTAAGGCAATGCATCTTATAGTGAATCAGGAAAAACCAGATGATTTTGTTATTTCGACTATGCTCACCCATACAGTAAGAGATATGGTGAATTATGTTTTCAATAAATTGGAATTGAATGTTGATGAATACGTAACACAAAATTCTAAGTTTTTAAGACCAGAAGAATTGAACATGCTGAAAGGTGATTCAACAAAAGCGAGAAATGTTTTGGGATGGACCACAGAATATACTTTCGAAGAGATGATGGATGAGATGGTGGATCACTGGATGGATTTTTATAAAAAATAATGGAAGACACGATTTTTAATTTTATAGATTCAGTTCTATTCACTAAGCGTAAACTAAATACGATTAATGAAAGCGAAACACAGTTCAATATGTATATGGCTAATCGCTGGTGTAGTATGTATTCTTCCGACATTGCTGAGATTATTAATGAAACGACAAACATATACGGACACACGTTTTCTACGAAACAGGAACAGTACGAATTCGCATTGAATATTTTACCAAAAGTAAAAAAGAAACGAATTCAATACATTAAGAAACAAAAAGAAGACAAAGCCGAAGAAGACACGAATTTGATTTACATAGCGAATGCTATGGAATTATCCCAAAGGGAGATCAAAGATTATCTTACTATCCTAGAGAATGAAGGAAATCTCTAGAGTTCATCCTTTGTTGATTGCTGCTGCGGAAAAGAGATCACAGAAATTAGGTGTTCTCCGCAACAGCATAACAAACGGAGAAGGCAATGTAGCGGGTTACATAGGTCAAATGCTTGTGTCATTATATTTGAAAGGTAGCGAAGTGGATACTTACAATTATGATGTTATCAAAGATGGTGTTCGTTATGAAGTAAAAACCAAACGATGCACAAGCGAACCAAAAGCAAACTATAATTGCAGTGTATCAAATCACAACACAACACAAAAATGTGATTATTATGTGTTCGTAAGGATACTCGAAGATTACTCCAAAGCATGGATTATCGGAAAGAAAAAAACTGTAGAATTCTTCAAAGAATCCACATTCAATAAAAAAGGAGAACCCGATCCTAGTTCAAATAATAAATGGAATTTTCGTGCTGATTGCTATAACCTAGAAATAAAAAATTTAGATCCTTTACTGGATTGACATTTTGGTATTTCCTTCTAATTAAATATATGGCTATTGAAGTACCTTCTCACATGGATAATGTTAAGCATAAAAAAGGAATGATCGATTTGGATGCAAATTCCGAAGGTTGTTTCGGCTTGGATGATTTCAAGCTATCCTTTGTTTTTGATGATATCGTATTGGTTGAATTTATTGATGAAATTGAAGACTCCAAGGGATCGGCAGTAATGCGTAATGGTTTGTATGTTCCTACAAATATCAATACCAAGGCATGGAGAAAGGCCAAGGTTGTTCTTATGGGGCCAAATGTACAGTTCTGCAAAAAGGATGATATTGTTATTTTTCCAAATGATAAGGGTGTTTCAGTAGCAAATCTTGAAATTGATGGTTATGGAACAGTTAAGAAGGGTATGTTCTTGAATGAACAGAGGATGTTTGGCATTGCCAAGAAGGCAACGGCTAAATAATTATGTGGAACGAGCATCATTAGGAAGTTTAACTTCTGATTTACAACAAGGAATTTGCGAAGTATTTATAAAAGAACGCAGAATACCTTTGAGAGATCGCCCAATATTTCGACGTATGTTGTGTACAAACAATAACGAGATATTGGGATCTTTTCATGGTAGAACTCGTTTATTGTTCCGTCCACCCAAGAAAAGATCAGCACAAAAAATAATGAACGATTCCCGAAGAAATTTAATATGTACTTGGGACATATTAATGGGAGATCATAGATATATTAATTTAGACGACACGTTATTAATAGCCCAATATCAAATCGGAGAAAAGAATGTAAGAAAGTGGATGAGAAAAGATGTTTTTATTCATCCTGTGAATAACATGGCTATCAGAGTAGATCCCAAAGACAATTTCATGGGTGGACTAAACTTCATAAGAAAATATATATTGGATCAAACCTTTTTGACATTATCTAGTAGCGAAAGATATACTTGGATGGATACTTAGTTGACCATTTTAATATCATACATAAATAAACCAAATGGATGATATAGAACAGTATTTTAATTATTTTCTACAAAGAAATGTTGTATTCTCGATGGATAATAAAATAATTAAAGAAGGCAAGCTTATACTGTTCAGCCAAAAGGATTATTATTTGATATTTCATTTAAAGAACTCCGCAGGAGAACAAAAGAAATACGAAATACCGTATCCATTTAATATTATTAGAAAAAACAAATACTTGAATATCAGTTACGATCTACAAGAGATCTCTAAAAAGGATGATCAATTGTATTATAGGCTGATAGCTTTGAACCCGATTCATAATTCACGTTTCTACAACAACAAGATTATGTTTTTTGAAAAAAATACCCTTGATCTTTCTGTTCTGTAGTACTATGATCAGGCATGGCATTACTAGATCATTTCCCCTATGAAGGCGGAAAATACGAACCGTCACCAGAACAAGTAGATCTGATTAATCAGATCGATACAGCATTTAACAGCGGATACAAGATTGTTATTTGCTGTGCCCCTACAGGATCAGGCAAATCATTCTTATCAAAAACTTTAGCTAATTTCTCCAAAGAAGCTAGTGATAATTTCACAACGTTGATCGAATCTTATAATGCATTCAGAGCAGACCAATACGGTGATTATTTGAGAGCTGATGAATGTCGTGACGAAAAACCTTTTGGAGCTTTTGCATTAACAATCACAAAAGGTTTGCAGGATCAATACACAAACAGCTTCGAAGATGCTCGTTCTTTGAAAGGAAAGAGCAGTTATCTATGTAGAGTTGATCCTAGTTGTGACGTAGAGGTTGCTCCGTGCCTTTTTAATTCAAAACTAAAAGAAGGATGTATTCTTAATTCTCGATGTGATTACTATAATTCACGCAAAGATACATTAATCAGTAAGTTTGGTGTTCTAAATTATAGTATGTTCATGTCTCTTCCAGAGCATGTGAAACGCCGAGAATATATTATATGCGACGAAGCATCGGAATTAGAAGAAGAATTGGTGAAACGTTTTAGTCGTGTATTGAATTATAAAATTCTCAAGCGCGTGGGCTTCAAACCATCAGATGTTCCTGTAGAAAATTATGGAAAGTTTCGTATTTGGCTTGAAACATTAAAAATTAATCTTGGCGACGAAGTCGAAGAATTAAAGAAAACACTGAATAAGAAAAAGAAAGCTACCTTTGTTGATACTGATGTACAACGATACAAACTATTCAGTAATTTACATTCTCAGATTAAGATTACGTTGGAAACTTGGGACGAATGCGAATACGTAATTGAACATAACCTAGAAGGTATTACATTAAAGCCTCTTCGTGTTGATAAATTATCTGATAGTATTTTTCGTTTTGGGGATAAAATCCTATTAATGTCTGCGACAATTATTGATCCAGAAAATTTTGCAAAGACGCTAGGAATCAAAAAATTCAAATATATTGAAGTCGATTCTGCGTTTGATCCTAAAAATGCACCAATCTATGTTAATGTCGGAAATAAGATTAATTATAAGAATTTAAAAGAAAAACTTCCTGCACTTGCACAGAATGTTTTCAAAATTTGTGATTTCCATAAAAATCATAAAGGTATTATTCATACACATACAATGGAAATTACCCAATATTTAAGAGATCGTACTAATGATCCTCGGTTTCTTTTCCGTATTGATGGACAGAATAACGAAAGTATTATCAAACAACATTTTGAATCTCCTGATCCTACTATATTAGTGAGTCCTTCTATGGCTTTCGGTGTGGATTTAAAGGAAGACTTGGCAAGATTTCAGATTGTATTAAAAGCAGCTTATATGCCTTTGAATGACGAACGTATCAAACGTTTATTAAAAGAAGATCCAGATTGGTATCTTAATAAGATGCTAAACAGTCTTATTCAAGCATGTGGACGTGGAGTACGTACTAAAAATGATAAGTGTAATACTTATATTCTTGATGGATCTATCTCTGATGCAGTAATTCGAGCAGCCAAAAAACTACCCAAATATTTCTTGGCTAGATTTGCATAATTTTGCCAAAATATTTTGGCAAAAACATATTTATATAATAAATATAAATATGAAAACAAAAAAGAATATTAAATTCATAGACAAAATAGAATTTAAAAATAAATTTAAATCCGGGGTTTCTGCTGAGATTTTAAGTGATATTTATAACATATCTATTAGAGATGTATATAAATATGCAAAATTTATATGCTGTAAACGCGACCGTTTTCTTAAAAGAGAATATACCTGTTTAAATTATAAAGACGTAATTGATAGATATAATAGAGGAGAAAGTCTGAGAGATATATCAAGTTTTTATAAAACTAATAGACAAGCTATTAATGATATTTTAGAAAAACATAATGTTCCTAAAAGAGAAAAAATAGAATATAAACACCCCAAAAAACATAAATTTGATGAAGACAAGAAGACAAAAATCATAAATTTGTATACAACAACTACGTTAAGTTTAAATGAGATAGGCATTATGTATAACATGTCTGGGGTTATTTTGAAAAAATATCTCAAAAAGTGGAAAATTTCTTCAAGATCGCTTGGAGAGTGTATTGCTAATAGAAGTAACGAGAAGGTCGATATGGATTTATCTAT